GACTCTAATTCAAAAGTATAAGAATTACCCATACTCGAGAATTTTTGTAACTTGATCACACGGTCTTTATACGTCACCGATCCCGTTCTAAATCGATCCAAAAAATCGAACCAATCTATAGGCAGGAGGTGTAAAACCAAACCATAGGCAATTGTATCACTTGCGCTGGACATATCAACAGTAGCTAGGCTACCATCGATACTTCCTTTACAGGCTAACTTTTGATTTCTAGTCTGGTCAGTTAAATCGATTCCAGTACGTTGCAATCTTTTTCGGATGTATTTGCCAATCCCCTGCTGGCCAAAGCCATTAAGGGTGGGTTCTACTCCGATTGAGCGCATTGTCTTAGAACTTTTGGGCACGAATTGAAGTTTTCCATGAGACGGGTATAGGTTTATCTGTTTTTGTTTATCAGATAATGCCTCCATCCAACCTGGGAATTCTTGTAAGAATTCTTTGGCATGGGGAACGAACTCGTGACTACAAGTTAAGTGAGCTTCAAGTTTAACCCGAGGGTTAGACCGCGCTCGTTTTACGTTGGTTGTGGCACCGGGACCAAATGAGAATTTTAATTCACTATACTCCGGTACGTCTCCGAGAATAGAAGCTATTTTTCGGCTCGCTCCGTAAATAACGGAATGAACCCCTGATGAAAACACCAGGTAGCCCCTGTCGGAAAGCGTCGTTAGTACGTGAACATAAATCCTCTGCACTCATGAAAGTCTCAAAAGCAACTTTCTCTTTATCGATACCTAACTCTAACCATTCCTGTTTTGATAGGAAGGCCTGAATTTGGCGAGCGTAAAGATAATCGTTACGATCAAAACCAGCTTCATAATCAAATTTGAAGTTGATCATCTCTAAGTAATTACCGTCCAGGAATAGCTTTCGCATATCCCTAGCCAATGATCCACCTAGTTGGGCGCAAGTCTCAATTAACCGACCGATAATGATTAAGGATTTATCGTCGGGCAGTTCTTTAATATAATCCAATTTTTACCTCCTAAGGTAGAAAACTGACGGAATTAACCGCCAGGGATTAAGGCGAGGTTTTAACTCGCCAGAACAAGGGTTGTAAACAACTGCGGAAAAGCTGCAGTGCTGTTCTTCACCGCACCGGCTGCACTTGCACCATTCAAAGTGCCAGTCGCCGTTACAGATGAAGCCCCAGCTAACAATCCCAACATCAGTTTGAACATATTAGCTCGATCCGCAATAGTGCTACGTTTATCCGCAAACATCGTTACGATGATTGGGTTAATGTAAGCAACTTTCGGGGGAGCAACATATCCTGCTGATGTGCCCGACGCAACTAATGTCTCCATTACCGGTACTTCCAACTTCGCAGTTATCTTATAGCTGCCATTCTTCTGCTTTACTATCGATTGACGCAAAGTCATCTGACCCTCAAATGGCACATCAGCCAATTGAGTACGCCAGAGCGGCTCAGGTGTATCGGTAATAGGAACAAAAGTCAGTTCAACTAAAGGGCTTGCGTCGTCTTTGACGAGTAAGTTTGTCATTACGGCCATTATAAGGCTCCTTCAAGGTTCGTGAAACATGAGAAAATAAGCAGTAACGTCGCTTATAGAAACGTGCTAACGTAAACGCTGAGTTACCAGTGCTATGGCATTCCAAATTCTTTTGGGCGACATAGCGTCTTCGAAACTTTCGAAGCTGGGCTTTGGAACACTAAGTGAAGTAGATACACGTCTCTCAAGATAAAACTGAGAGTTAAAGGACGTAGGTTTAGTCGTCCACTTGTATGCAGGATTCACTGATAGTGCACTACCTTGGAACCGCCGAGTTTTTGTAGTCAGAAAACGACCACTTAGTTTCGGTATTGTGTTGAGATTCTCAAGATAGGTACCGATCGGAATAAACCAATCGACAACAAAGCTGTACGGGATGATTTCCCAAGCCACCGACAGTGGATCCGTTAAACCTAAGGATCTTCCTGTGGATAGCTGTTCAGTCATCTCATAGACAAGTCTCCACCTTTCCTTCACTGTTCCCTTGCAGGACCAGTTGGGTTGGGATGTTGACGAGTCAAAGACTCCTTCTCTAGTTAACGACACTGAAACACGATCGATTCTGGGACTCTTAGTAAGAGCCTCATAGGCTTTCGATGCTTC